ACTCCTGACGCTTCGGTGTCAGGAGTCCTTTCAGGTCCACTCCTGTTTCCTTCAGCCACGAATCGTACATGGCGTTCTTGTCTGCGTTGCCCTTGCCTGTGGCGTACTTCTTCACCTCGGTTGGCGGGATGATCGTGACAGGAATGCTCAACTGATACAGTTTGTATTTGAGAATGCCTGTGTTCTCCGCGATATGAAACACCTTGCCGCTGGCAGAGTAGGCGTATCCCTCAAGTGCCACATGGGTACAGCCCATCACGATGTCCATTGCCCAATCCGCAATCGTTTCGTAGCGGTGCTGATCACTGTCCCAATCGCTCAACCGCTCACCGAAAATATTCATGGTGCGGATCTCGCTCTGTCGCTTGTTGTCGGTCAGGAAATAGAACGAGCAACCACCATACGAGAACTTGCCCGTGGAGTTTGCGCGGAACAGGCACACGGCTGGACCACAGAGAGAATAATCAATTCCTGCTATCACCATAACAGTATTTAGGTCACAAGCCGACAGCCCTCGCAAGAAGAATGCCGATGCAGAAGGAAATCGCTCCAAGCAGAATGCGTTGTGTGCGGTTCAGTTCGTGCTGCATATTGTCTCCTCTATCCATTTTTGGAACAACTGCACTCGCACAGCGGAGTTCTCGTACAGGTGTCCGTTGAACAGTCCAAAAGACGACACCACTCCTACGACATTTCCGCCAGCGTCCAACACCGCACCGCCAGAGTCACCGAACCACACCGTGCCGTCCAATGGCAGGAACTTGAACACGGTGGGATCCTCTACGAGCGTTCCGAAATAGTGGAACAGGTCGGGGTCAGAACGGCGTTTGTAGCCGCCTCCGTAGCCGACCACCGTGAGTGGCTGATAGCGGTGGTACTCGTACTCCGCGCTCACCAGAGGCAGCGGCGGGGCAGCGCAGGGCGTTTCCAAGACCGCCACTGCCAAGTCCACCAAGATGGTGTTTCCTGTTTTGTAATATGGATGCAGAATGGATTTTTTGATTCGGTAGCACGATTCCTGCGTCACGAACCATGCTGCTCCCGTGCCATCCATGCAATGCCCTGCGGTGAGTATGGCGGTGGGAGAGATCAGTATTGCGCTGCCGATCATCTCCCCGTCTTCTCGTTCCAAATATCCGACCGCAGGATCAGTGTATCCGTCCAATAGCGAGAAGCCCCGCATGAAGAACTGCATCTCCACGGGGGCTTCTCGCATTGGTTCAGTCTCCCCGCACTTCGGCGGGGATGCGCTCTTCGGCGCGTTGGCAGTGATATCTGTCGCACAGGCTTGCAGCAAGACGAGTGCAAGAGCCAGAAGAAGAGAATGTACCGCTCCTCTCTTCATGTAAATATTTAGAGGACTCAGCGGAACAAAAATGTCTAGATTTGTAAAAAGAAACAACCCCCTTGCGGGGGTTGTCGGACGGGAGATGCGATCTCCTGTGGGGTTACTTTATGTAGTCAGGTCAACCACTTCGCACTTGTCGCCCGAACACGCAAAGGTCTGCGTTCCCTTCGTGGTGTCTGACTTCTCGTACTGTGTGAGTTCACTCCAATCAATGGACTGCGGCAGTTTCGCAAGAGCGGCTTCATACTGCTCTGCTGTGCAGTCCTGATACGGAGCCTGCTGATAGGTGTGATCCGAGTGGGGCAGGAACGAGATGCCGCTGATCTCGTCAAAGTGCGCGTACACCCACGCACCAACCTCCATCCACTCATGCTCTCGCACCGTGACCGTGATGCTTGGCTTGTGTTCGCACCAGTGACGCTGATAGGTGAGCCACAACTCCAAGTGTTCAATCGCAGTCATGTCGTTGCGCGTGACCGATCCCACAGCCTTCTGCGGGAACGAGAACACCATTGTGTGGTCGGGGCGCATGACACACGGTTCCGCAGGGAAGCCCTTGTCAATCATAAACTGACACATGGGATCTTTGCGGTCGGCACGAACAGTGCGGATGTAGTACTCGTTGTGACGAGCGTGAATGCCTGAAGCAGCGTCTGTCAACTGAGACACCGTGCCGCTTGGCTTCACGCAAGTAATAGCCGCTGCGGGATTGATGCCGATCTTTTTAGCCCACTCCTTGTTCGTGGCTACGGCATCCGCCTTGAGCAGTTCAAGCAGCACATTCAGATTGTCGCCCTGTGTCCGCATGAAGTGGTTGTCAAGAATGCCTGTGAGCGACACACCAAGCAAGCACTCTTCTTCGCAGTTCTTGCGCCACTCACTGCTGAGGTACGGGAAGTTTGTCAGCGAAGCCTGCCAAGTGCCAAGAATGGCTGCAAGCCGCACCTTGCGCTTCAGGGTATCAGGAGTGTCGTCTGCGCGAACAATGACTTCGCTCAGATTGCAGAACTCCTTGTCGCGCAGAATGATCTCGGAGCAGGGGTTCGTGCCGAACTCGTAAGAAGCGTCACGGCGGTCGCCCAGTTTCTCCACGGTCTTGCGACACGCTTCGCGGTTGAACAGCCCACGCTCACCGCTCTTGGACTTGTACAGCGACACCCACTCCTCCATGAATGTGCCGATCTCAGGCTTCTCCTTGAAGGCAACCGAGTTGTTGGCTAGTGCGCGTTGTGGATTTTCCACCCACCACTGCCCCACCTTAGCATCACGCATCCGCTCGTCCGTGAGATTGGAAAGCGAGATAAGAGCCGATCTACGGACTCCTCCGACAACGACAATCTCTGCAATCTTACAGATAATGTCGTGGCATTCAATAGAGGTGAGTTTGCGACCAGCACTCTTCTTAAAAGTACTGACGGTAAATCGGAACAGGTCTTCCAGTGGCTGCGGTCCACTTGCGCGTCCACCGAAAGTCTTGAGGCGCGCACCAAGAGGACGAATGTGAGACAGATCCCATCGGGGGATTTGACCTCCAATAAGTAGGGATACCAGTTCTCGGTAGGCTTTTGCCCAACCTTCTTTGGAGTCCTTGACCACAATGAGCGTATCGCTGTTAGTAAACTCTTCAGCGATTGTAGGAAGTTTTTCAACATACTGCCTCTCCACGCTAAAGCCTACACCAGTTCCGCACATGAGAACATACAGGATCTCATCAAATGCGCGAACCTTGTTGACCGCGACATAGGAGCAGTTGTAGCCTGCTGTGTTGTCCCGCTTGAGTGCTTCTCCTGCGGTCATTAGTGAGCGCATGGACGGCATGACTTCAAGGTTCAGGACGGCTTCACGGAGTTCTTCGCGGACTGCCTTATTTATCTTGATGCCCTTCTCTGTGAAATGCTCATCAAAGAAACGGAAGTAACGGTCAACCGTTTCTTCCCAAGACTCACGGCGTTTCTCGGATTCAATCCAACGGCTGTAGCGGGAAATGTGGATGAAATCCTGGTAGAGGGTAGGCAATCGCTTCATAGGTTTACTCCTGTTTTGTTGGGTAGAGTATGTAGGGTGCATCATAACAAGAAGAGGGGCTTTCGCCCCTCTAAAGTAATCGGATGAGTATTTGGTTTAGTTACTCAAAATATCCGTTGAACGCCACAGAGCCGCGCACCACAAGGGTATTGCCTGTTACAGTTCCAAACGGACGCACAATAAGATTTACAAATCTTCCTGCGGGAACCACTAGAGGCGAGTGGAACTCCATTCCGAATCCTTCCTTCATGGTTCCCGCAGTATCTCCTGCCGTGAAGCCTTGTCCACCGATCACGGTGGACTTGCCTGAAACCGTGGTGGCTGCATCGCCTGTTGATGTGGTTGCTGCCGAGGCTTCAACTGTGACGATGTACGACAAGAATATGGGATTTGATGCGGCTGCTACTGATGCAAAAGACTCTCCAACGCGAACGCCTGTGATATACAGCGTCTTGCCTGGGACGGCTGCTGAGCCTGTGGGATTCTGAAATGAAAATAGGGGATAGTCTGCATCCGATGCTAGTGTTGAGATAGCAGGACTCGTCCACAAGCCACCCAAGTTGTTCAGTGCAGGAGCCGAGGTTGCAGTCCATGTACCAGCAGTACGAGCCGTGCCGCTTGCGGGGTGTCCTTGTGCAGCCAATGTACGGGTAACAGTTGGAGCAGGCGTGTTGCCCTGTTGCTGTTGATAAGCACCGCCACCCATTCCTACCATTGCATTAGACCACGGCTTTTTCGTATTCTGATCTCCCAATCCTACATTGACATACCCAACCGAAATTTGTCGTGCCACATCAGTGGCGGCAATGTTTACTACGCGGAATCCAACAGGCAGGTTTGAAGATCCAGCAAACTGTGCCAATTGCGGAGGACACTTTACCTCACCAACCAGTACATCGTTGATCCAAAAACGAACGGAATCGTTGTGGAATGAAATCAAGTAGTGGTTGGTTTCAGAGGGATCGTATGGATGATTTCCACCGTCACGGGGAGGAACCCTTGTGGTGTCAAGATCAATCTCAAAAGTGTCAATACCAATGGTTGCACTAATACCCGTTGTGACAACACCCTTCAACTGACCACCCGAAAGACGGCGGAAATAGATGCCGTCCAGTGGTTGCTGTGTGGCTGCGCTTGTAAGGTACAGGAAGCCCCATTCGCTAATGGCATTGATGGCATTCACTCCACCCTCACGAATCCACATATCAAGATATGTTGGGTAAGTTCCGAAAGTGGGGAACTGTCTCCACGAACGCACATACGCAGCAGAACCTGATGCAATCATGGATGCAGCCGCAGCACTATTAACCGTCAAGAATCCGTTGGCTTGCGTGGATGATGTGGTAGCGGTTGTGTTGCTCCATTGAGTGGTCAGAATGGTTGTGCCTTCAAATGCGGCATTAAATATAGTCTGATCCGTACCAACGCGAGTGCGGTAGTCATCGGAGCATTCAATACGCTGCACCGAACGACTGCCCGTCACATCCCCTGGATCCAACTCCGTACTCATCTGCACGAAGCCCGCACTGAATCCTGCGGAATCCTGTGTTGTAACCACCTGCATTTGGTGCAGCGCGTTTACACTTACTAGATTAGTTGAATTGTTTCCGCCTTGGAGTTTGATTCCCATTGT